GATGCCGGGTTCCATCTGGCCGGTGTGTGTATCTGGGTAAAGAACTCCCTGGTGCTGGGCCGCTCTGACTACCAGTGGCAGCACGAGCCTGTGCTATACGGGTTCCTGCAAAACGGCAAGCATCCCTGGTACTCCGACCGCAAGCAGACCACCATCTGGAACTACGACAAACCGAAGCGCAACGCTAACCACCCAACCTCCAAACCGCTGAACCTGCTGGGCTATCCCATCGGGAACTCCACCCAGGAGAATGCCGTGGTGATCGACACCTTTGGTGGCAGCGGCTCCACCATGATGGCCTGTGAGCAGATGAACCGTGTCTGCTGCATGATGGAATTGGATGAAAAGTACGCATCGGTCATCCTCCGCAGGGCTGTGGAGAACGGCATCCCGCCTGAGGATATTTTTGTGGAGAGAAATGGGGCAAAGATGATGTACTCCGACCTTGTGAAGGAGGTGGAGACATCGTGAATCCTATATACATCCATAGTAGAAAGCCGGACAGAGCCTCCAGAGAGCCGGACAGAGTCCTCAGAGATACACCAGAGTCTCAGGCTTTGACTCTTGGCAGTCTCTTTGACGGCTCCGGCGGATTCCCTTTGGGCGGCTTGCTCTCCGGCATTACCCCCGTTTGGGCATCGGAGATCGAGCCGTTCCCCATCCGGGTGACCACAAAGCGGCTTCCGTTTATGAAGCATTACGGCGATGTCTCCCGGATGGACGGCGGGAAGATTGAGCCGGTGGATGTCATTACCTTCGGCAGCCCTTGCCAGGACATGAGCATCGCGGGCCGGAGGGAAGGTCTGGACGGCTCCCGCTCCAGCCTTTTCTATGAAGCCGTCCGGATCGTAAAGGAAATGAGGTGTGCAACTGATGGCAGATATCCAAGGTACATCGTCTGGGAGAACGTCCCCGGCGCGTTCAGCTCCAACAAGGGCGCGGACTTCCAGTCCGTCCTCGAAAAGATCTGCTCGGTCAAAGGATACGAGATTGATCCTGCTCGACCTGCGAAGTGGCCAGCCGCCGGGGAGATCGTGGCAGACGATTTCAGTCTCGCATGGCGGGTATTTGATGCGCAGTACTGGGGAGTCCCCCAACGCAGAAAACGTATCTACCTTGTCGCAGATTTTGCAGGCGGGAGTGCCGGAAAAATACTATTTGAGTCCGAAGGCGTGTCTGGGTATACTCCGCAGGGCTTCCGCCCGTGGCAAGGAGCTGCCAGAGCTTTTGCGGAAGGCGCTGGAGCGTCAGGCTGCGTCTGTTTAAACGACCAGGGCGGCAGCCGCATGGATGTGACGGAGGACGTTGCGGCAACGCTCCGGGCAGAAAACCACGGGCATCCTCCCTGCGTGATGGGGGCGGCAGGTTTCTGTACTGAGCATTCCGCACAGGCCAGGGGCATCGGGTATGAGAAGGAAACCTCTCCCACTCTCCGTGCCGGTACGGTGCCGGCGGCGGTCTATGAGAACCATAGCCAGGACACCAGATACACCGGCCCGTTGGAGACGGCCCCTACGGTCAACGCCACCTACGGCATGGGTGGGAACAACCAGCCCTTTGTGGTGGAGACGCCTAAGACGCTGAAGATCCGCTCCGGCTGCGAGGGCGGCGGCAAGGGCGCACTGATCCAGGACAACAAATCCGCCACGCTGGGCTGCAACAACGACCAGGCGCTGTTCGTGCCGAAGGTCTATGGCATCTGCTCCAAGGACAGCAACGCCATGAAATCCGATAATCCCAAGAGCGGCTTCTACGAAGCGGAAACTTCCAGATGCCTGGATGCGAACGGCGGAAATCCTACCTGCAACCAGGGCGGCATGGCGGTGGTGGCCCTGCAGGGTTCCATGATCGGCAGGGCGGATAAGAATGGCCCCCAGGGCAGTGGCGTGAATGAGGGTGTGTCCTTTACGCTGGACGCTGCCGACCGCCATGCGGTGGCTTACTGCATGACTACCGGCACTTACATCCAAGCATTGGAGGAGCAGTCCCCGACCTTGATGGCAAGGGACTATAAAGACCCGCCTGTGGTGAACGAGACTGAGCCGGAGTACATCGTCCGCAGATTGACGCCCACCGAGTGCGCAAGGCTGCAGGGGTTCCCGGACTGGTGGTGCGCCAGACTTGAGACAGACGAGCCGACCGAGGAGGAGATCGAATTTTGGACAGAGGTGTTTGAGATACACCGTTCCGTCATGGGGACGTCCTCCAAGCCTAAGAGCCGGAACCAGATCGTCAAGTGGCTGAAGAATCCCCACTCCGACAGCGCCGAATACAAAATGTGGGGCAACGGCGTGGCGCTCCCCAATGTCTATTTTGTGCTTTCCGGCATTGTGTACTATGCACAGTTTTCGGAAGGATAAATTGGTTTCTATTCTACAGAGAAATGTGCGAAAACCGCTTGCTATTTCAGGGGTTCAGAGTGATATATGTACCTACCAAAAACAAAGGAGGTTTTCGCACATGGAAATCAGATACAATGTGACGGGCGTCAAGCGCAAGGAACTGGTAAAGGTCATCGCCGATGCCACGGGCGCCAGGGCGGAATACAAGTTCATGCCAACCTGCAATTATGAGATTGATTATTTCACGGTCACCAAGGATGGGACACTCCTCTTTGACGACCGTGCCGACAGTGAGGAGGTCGAGGAGGTTCTGGAAGCCATCGCTGCCGCTGGCTTTGAATGTGAGCCGCAGGACGGCGGTGAGCAGCCCTCCGGGGAGGAAACCAAGGAAGCGGCAGAAGTCGCAGACAGGGCGCCACAGGAGGAAAACGTGGGGCTTACGGTGGAAATCCCGCTCGACAAGGTGGCGGTGGGCAACCTTACTAAGCTGCTGGACGCCAAAGGGAACCTGATCCGGAAGGCCCTGGGCATCACCGACCTTCGCATCGAGGTGCTGGACGACCGGGTGGCGTTCCCCTGGTTCCCCCAGGTAGATGCGGATTCCGCAGCCGCCTACACCCACTTCATCTCCGCACTTTGCGAGATGAGCAGGAATGCCAAGCGGGTGACAGCGACCGAGAAGCCGGTGGACAATGAGAAATACGCCTTCCGGTGTTTTCTCCTGCGCCTGGGCTTCATCGGCAGCGAGTACAAAAGGGAACGCAAAATTCTGCTGAAGAACCTGACCGGTTCATCCGCTTTCAAGAACGGGGGTGTGGGCCATGAAGTTTCCGAGTAGAGAAATCGTGGAGCGCATCCGCCGTGAATACCCCGCCGGCACCCGTGTGGAACTGGTGCGGATGGATGATGCGCAGGCTCCGCCTGTCGGCACGAAAGGCACCGTCAAAGGTGTGGATGACACCGGTTCCCTCCTCATGCGCTGGGACAATGGCAGCGGCCTGAACGTGGTCTATGGGGAGGATATTGTGAGAAAGGTGGGTGACCGCCGTGCCGAATAACATTCTGAAGGACTTCTTCTATGGAAACATCAATCCGAATGAAAAGCAGTTTGACCGCAATTCGGAGTATGGGAAAGCTGCTGCCGGTCTGGCCGATGAAGAAGAAAAGCTCCGATCCATGCTGAATCAGGAAGCAGCCACAGTCCTCGATAGGATGATTTGCCTGCAAGCCGCCATTGCGGGCATGACCGCCGAGGAGTACTTCATCGACGGGTTGCGGACGGGATTCCGCCTGGCTCTTGCTATCCTTGATGAGGAGGAAAACGGCCTTCTCAAGCCAATATCGGATGGCGGCAAACAGCCATAAACTACACAATATCCTGCGGTCATCTTTGTGTAATATATAACGCGGAATTAACTTGCTATTATCCTCTTTTAGAGCGAATATGTGTACACCGAAAGGGAAAACACACAGCCGCAAGGCAGAAAAACGGAGGATTTCAGAATGAACGAGAAAACAGCAAGGCAGATTGCAGAGATGAAGAACCAGACCATCGGGGTCGAGGTCGAGATGAACAGCATCACCCGCCAGAAGGCAGCGAAGGTTGCCGCCGCCTACTTCGGCACAGGCAGATACGAGAACACTGCCGGCCGCAACGGCTACAGCACCTGGTCGGCTTGGGACGCACAGGGGCGCGAGTGGAAATTCCAGAAGGACGTTTCCATCGCAGGGCCGGACGAGCAGAAATGCGAACTGGTCACCCCGATCCTGACCTACGGGGATATCGAAACCCTGCAGGAGCTTTGCAGACAGCTCAGACACGCAGGAGCGAAAAGCGACGCCTCCAGAGGATGCGGAGTCCACATCCACATCGGAGCGCAGGGCCACACACCGCAGAGCCTTCGGAACCTCGCCAACATCATGGCGAGCCACGAGAGCCTGATCGCAGAAGCTCTGAAGCTCGACCGCAGCCGCATGAGCCGCTACTGCCGCACGGTAGACCCCAGGTTCTTAGAGCAGGTCAACCGCAGGAAACCCCGCACGATGGCCCAGCTCGCGGATATCTGGTACAACAGCAACGGCGCAAACTACGGCAGAAACCACCACTACAACGACAGCCGCTACCATATGCTCAACCTCCACGCCACCTTTACCAAAGGCACGGTCGAGTTCCGGCTTTTCCAGTTCGATGAGCCGACAGTGGAGCGCAGGGGCGGCATCCACGCGGGGCAGCTAAAGAGCTACATCCAGCTTTGCCTGGCGCTTTCCCAGATGGCAAAGGATGTGCGCACCGCAAGCCCCAAGCCCCAGCAGAACGAAAACCCCAAATATGCGATGAGAACCTGGCTCCTCCGCCTGGGCTTCATCGGCGAGGAATTTGCAACGGCCAGAGACTTCCTGACCCGTAACCTTTCCGGAGACACAGCCTTTCGGCACGGCAGAGCAGCCGCTTGAAGGACTTAGGTTAAATGCCCTGCCCCTGACCGCTTCGGCGGTCTTAGGGTGGTAGAAGGACAAGTAACCTAAGTCCTCCAGGAAAGGATGAATACCATGAAAGAAAAAAGATACTACATCGCTTACGGCAGCAACCTCAATGTCCGGCAGATGCGGATGCGCTGCCCGCACGCCACGATCCTCGGCACGGCAAATCTCAAGGGCTGGGAACTGCTTTTTAAGGGGAGCAAGACCGGCTCCTATCTGACCGTCGAGGAATGCGAAAGTGGCACGATTCCCGTGGTAATCTGGGAGGTGACGGCTGCGGATGAAGCCGCCCTCGACCGCTATGAGGGTTTCCCTAACTTTTACTACAAAAGGGACATCCGGCTCCAGTACAAAGGCATCCGCACGGGGAAACGCCGGACAGTGACGGCCTTTGCCTACATCATGCATGAGGAGCGCCCTATCGGCATCCCTACCAACTTTTATATGAGGACGTGTCTGGAAGGGTACACCACCTTCCATTTTAACAAGAATATTCTGATTGATGCTTACAATAAATGTTGGGAGGTATGCGGCTATGAAGAATAATATCACGAGAATGGCGGTCTGCCCGCTTTGCGGCAGGGTCTACCACGGCGCTCCGGCACTTTCGCGGGAGGACAACGAAACGCTCATCTGCCCGGACTGCGGCACCAGGCAGGCGCTCCAGTCCATCGGTGTGGACAGTGCCGAGCAGGAGCAGATCATCGAGACGATCCACCGCCACACGCAGGGGTAAGATACACAAATTGTTTCTCCGATCTTTGTGCAGATTATGCTCAGAATTGACTTGATAATATGTGCTTTTAGAGCGAATATGTACACACCGAAAGGGAAATGAAGAAAACGGAGGACGAAGACCATGACAATCAACGAAGCAATGAAAAAGTACCGGCTGCCGAACCCCACCACAACCGAGGATTTGGAGATGCGCTTCTCCGGCATGGACGGCAAGGTGCTGAATTTTGGAGACAAGGTTCTCCTCGCCGGATACTACTACAATGGACGGAACAAGCCCTGCTACTTTGGCGCGGCATACGAGTTCCTCACCGATGACCATACCTGCGAAGGGATGATCGGACTGAGAGCAGCCAGCGAGGTCGAGTTTGAGGATGACGGCCACGCCATTGCCTGGGCAATGCAGCAGTAAACAACAGAAAATAACCTGAGATCGAGCCGCACGGCTCTTTCTCTCATACAGAACCATTTTGGAAGTCGCAGCAATGCGGCTTGTTTTTATGCCATTTGGGAGGTGGTGTCCATGCGGAAACTGAAAAAATACAAGCCTACAAAGTTCATGGCGAAGACCTCGCACTACGACAAGGATGCCGCCGACTATGCGGTGATGTTCATCGAGTCCCTCTGCCATACCAAGGGCACCTGGGCGGGCAAGCCCTTTGAACTGATCGACTGGCAGGAGCAGATCATCCGTGACCTGTTCGGCGTGTTAAAGCCCAACGGCTACCGGCAGTTCAATACGGCGTACATCGAGATCCCCAAGAAACAGGGCAAGTCGGAGCTTGCCGCCGCTGTGGCGCTCCTGCTCCTGTGCGGGGACGGCGAGGAGCGGGCCGAGGTGTATGGCTGCGCCGCCGACCGGAACCAGGCGAAGATCGTGTTTGATGTGGCGGTGGATATGGTGCGGTTCTGCCCGGCGCTCTCCAAGCGGGTGAAAATCCTGGAGTCCCAGAAGAAGATCACTTATCTGCCCACCAACAGTTCCTACCAGGTGCTGTCGGCAGATGTAGCGAACAAGCATGGCTTCAATACCCACGGCGTGATCTTCGATGAACTTCACACACAGCCAAACCGGAAACTTTTTGACGTCATGCTCCAGGGTTCCGGGGACGCCCGGATGCAGCCACTGTATTTCCTGATCACCACAGCGGGCAACGATACCAACTCTATCTGCTATGAGGTACACCAGAAAGCCATCGACATTGCGGAAGGCAGGAAGGTCGATCCTACTTTCTATTCTGTGATTTACGGCGCTGATGAGGATGAGGACTGGACGGACCCCAAGGTATGGAAGAAGGCGAATCCCTCTCTTGGCATCACGGTGGGCATCGACAAGGTCAAAGCCGCCTGTGAATCCGCAAAACAGAATCCCGGTGAGGAGAATGCTTTCCGGCAGCTCCGGCTGAACCAGTGGGTGAAGCAGTCTGTCCGCTGGATGCCGATGGACAAGTGGGACGCCTGTGCATTCCCGGTTTCCGAGGACGATCTGGAAGGGCGCGTCTGCTATGGCGGGCTGGATCTGTCCTCCACCACGGACATCACGGCATTCGTGCTGGTGTTCCCGCCACTGGATGAGGAGGATAAATACTACATCCTGCCATATTTCTGGATACCGGAGGAGACACTCGACCTCCGTGTCCGGCGCGACCATGTCCCCTACGACCTTTGGGAGCGCCAAGGGACGCTGATGACCACAGAGGGCAATGTGGTGCATTATGGCTTTATTGAGAAATTCATCGAAAGACTCGGTGAGAAGTTCAATATCCGGGAAATCGCCTTTGACCGCTGGGGCGCTGTGCAGATGGTGCAAAACTTGGAAGGCATGGGCTTTACAGTGGTTCCATTCGGGCAGGGCTTTAAGGATATGTCCCCTCCCACCAAAGAGCTGATGAAGCTGGTGCTGGAACAGCGTATCGCCCACGGCGGCCATCCGGTTCTGCGGTGGATGATGGACAATATCTTCATCCGCACAGACCCGGCGGGCAATATCAAGGCGGATAAGGAAAAATCCACAGAGAAGATCGACGGCGCAATTGCCACCATCATGGGGCTTGACCGTGCGATCCGCTGCGGCAATGATACGGGAGCTTCGGTTTATGACAGCCGGGGCCTTTTGTTTATCTGAAAGGACGGTGATTTGATATGGGTATCTTTTCCGGGCTTTTCCGTTCCAGGGATAAGCCCCAGAACCGCACCACAGGCAGCGCCTACAGCTTTTTCTTTGGAGGCAGTTCTGCTGGCAAGCGTGTCAACGAACGCTCCGCCATGCAGATGACGGCGGTGTATTCCTGCGTCCGTATCCTGGCGGAGGCCGTGGCGGGATTGCCACTCCACCTCTACCGCTATAAAGAGGACGGCGGCAAGGAGAAAGCCCTTGACCATCCGCTGTATCTCCTACTCCATGACGAGCCGAACCCGGAGATGAGTTCCTTCGTGTTCCGGGAAACGCTGATGACCCACCTGCTCCTGTGGGGCAATGCCTACGCCCAGATCATCCGAAACGGCAAGGGCGAGGTCATCGCCCTCTATCCGCTGATGCCGGACCGGATGACCGTCAATCGTGGCAGCAGCGGACAGCTTTACTACGAATATACCGTCAGCATGGATGATGTGCCCACAGTCAAAGGCAGCCTTGTCCGGCTGCACCCTTCTGATGTGCTGCACATCCCCGGTCTTGGCTTTGACGGGCTGGTGGGGTATTCCCCCATCGCAATGGCCAAGAACGCCATCGGCATGGCAATTGCCTGTGAGGAATACGGGGCGAAGTTCTTTGCCAACGGCGCGGCTCCCGGCGGTGTGCTGGAGCATCCGGGGACCATTAAAGACCCGCAGCGTGTCCGGGAAAGCTGGCAGTCCACCTTCGGCGGCAGCGGCAACAGCAATAAGATCGCCGTACTGGAGGAGGGCATGAAATACACGCCGATTGGCATCTCGCCGGAACAGGCGCAGTTTTTGGAAACCAGAAAATTTCAGATCAACGAGATCGCTCGAATTTTCCGGGTGCCGCCCCATATGGTGGGCGATCTGGAGAAGTCGAGCTTTTCCAACATTGAGCAGCAGTCTTTGGAGTTTGTGAAATATACGCTGGAACCCTGGCTGGTGCGCTGGGAGCAGTCCATCCAGAGGACGCTCTTTTCCCCGGAGGAAAAGAAGCAGTACTTTGCCAAGTTTAATGTGGAAGGGCTGCTCCGGGGCGATTACGCCAGCAGAATGTCCGGCTATGCCACGGCAAGGCAGAACGGCTGGATGAGCGCCAACGATATCCGGGAACTGGAGAACATGGACCGCATCCCTGCCGAGGAGGGCGGCGATCTGTACCTGATCAACGGCAATATGCTCCCGCTTGGAAACGCTGGGGCTTTTGCAGATACACAAACGGGAAAGGAGGAAAACCCCGATGAAGAAGTTCTGGAAGTGGAGGAACCAGGCGGAGACGGAAACGGCTCCGGCAGCGAGGACGCTGTTCTTAAACGGTACCATCGCCGAGGAAAGCTGGTTTGACGATGATGTCACGCCCCAGCTTTTTAAGGAGGAACTGATGGCAGGCTCCGGCGATATCACGGTCTGGATCAACAGCCCTGGCGGGGACTGTGTGGCGGCCGCCCAGATCTACAATATGCTAATGGATTATCCGCACAACGTCACGGTCAAGATTGACGGCATTGCCGCATCTGCTGCCAGCGTGATTGCTATGGCTGGTACGAAGGTGCTGGTATCGCCGGTGTCCATGATGATGATCCACAACCCCATGACGGTGGCCATGGGCGATACCGCAGAAATGCAGAAAGCCATCGAGATGCTTGGGAGCGTGAAGGATTCCATCATCAACGCCTATGAAATTAAAACCGGGCTGTCCCGCGCCAAGCTCTCCCATCTGATGGATGCCGAGACCTGGATGGACGCAAACAAAGCGGTGGAGCTTGGCTTTGCCGATGAGATTCTTGAACGCTCTGATGTACCGGAGGACATGGAGCCGCCTGCGGTGTCCATGCTGTATTCCAAAGCGGCTGTGGTCAATTCCCTCATGGATAAGATCGCAGCTAAGTGCAGGACCAACCCGAAGAAAACTGAAAATCCCAACCCCACGGGCCGCTCTGTAGACAGTCTCTACGAGCGGCTCAATCTTTTGAAACATTAAAGGAGGATTTCTATCATGACGATTCTTGAACTGCGCGAGAAGCGCGCCAAAGCCTGGGAAGCCGCGAAAGCATTTCTGGATTCCCACAGAAACGATAAAGGCGTCCTGTCCGCCGAGGATGACGCCGCCTACACCCGTATGGAGCAGGAGATCACCGACCTGGGCAAGGAGATCGCCCGCCTGGAACGCCAGGAGGCGCTGGAGGCGGAACTGAACCGCCCGGTGAATAAGCCCCTGACGGGCAAGCCCATGAACGGCAAGGAGGACACTAAGACCGGCCGCGCCGCCGATGAGTACCGCCAGAACTTCTGGAACATGATGCGTTCCAAAGCGCCCATGCCCACGGTGCTGAACGCGCTGCAGATCGGCACGGATTCCGAGGGCGGGTATCTGGTGCCGGACGAGTACGAGCGCACCCTGGTAGAGGCGCTGGAGGAAGAGAATGTATTCCGCCAGCTTGCCAAGGTAATCCAGACTTCCAGCGGCGACCGGAAGATCCCGGTAGTGGCGACCAAAGGCACTGCCTCCTGGATCGATGAGGAAGGAGCCTACACGGAGAGCGACGACTCCTTCGGCCAGGTGTCTATCGGGGCGTACAAGCTGGGGACGATGATCAAGGTTTCCGAGGAACTGTTAAACGACAGCGTCTTTGACCTGGAAAGCTATATCTCCCGCGAGTTTGCCCGCCGCATCGGCGCCAAGGAGGAGGAAGCCTTCTTTACCGGGGACGGCTCTGGCAAGCCTCTGGGCATCCTGGCTGCCAGCGGCGGTGCGGAGACCAGCATCACTGCCGCGTCCGCTACCGCAATCACGGCGGATGAACTGATCGACCTGTTCTATTCCCTGAAAGCACCTTACCGCCGTAACGCCGTGTGGCTGCTGAACGACTCCACCATCAAGGCGGTCCGCAAGCTGAAGGACGGCAGCGGCCAGTACCTGTGGCAGCCTTCCCTGACCGCAGGCACGCCGGATCTGCTCCTGGGACGCCCGGTACGCACCTCAGCCTATATGCCCGCTGTGGCAGCCGGCGCAAAGACCATCGCTTTCGGCGATTTCAGCTACTACTGGATCGCGGATCGCCAGGGCCGTTCCTTTAAGCGGCTGAACGAGCTGTACGCGGCAAACGGCCAGGTGGGCTTCCTCGCTTCCCAGCGCGTGGATGGCAAGATGATCCTGCCGGAGGCGGTCAAGGTACTGGTGCAGAAAGCATCGTAAGGAGGGCTGACGGATGAGCTACAACGGAAAGAACTACATGGAACAGGGCGGCGATAAGTGGGTGATCGGCGGCACCCTCGAAATCAAAGAAGGGGCTTCCGTTACCGGCCTGCCCGCCGCTGAGGTTCCCCAGGCGGCAATCCAGGCGGACAGCGTGGCAACAGACGTGACCACGCTGGTTTCCGATTTCAACGGCCTGCTCGCCAAGCTGAAAGCGGCGGGCCTGATGGCGTCCAGTTAAGGAAGGAGGCGGCGGTGATGGACGAACTGCTCACGAAAGTAAAAGCCAACCTGATCCTGGAACATTCGGCGGATGACGCGCTTTTGAAAAGCTACATCGCCGCCGCTGTTTCCTATGCGGAGAGCTACCAGCATATCCCGGAGGGCTATTATATGGAAAACGCGATGCCGGCCACTACCGAACAGGCGGTGATCATGCTGGCATCGCATTTTTACGAGTCCAGGGATGGCAGTACGGGCGGTTTCTTTGCGGACAATGTACAGGCCGGTCAGCAGGTCTGGAACACGGTCAACCTTCTGCTTCGGCTCGACCGGGAATGGAAGGTGTGAGTATGAGCTTTGGCAAAATGAACACCTTCCTCTCCATTGTGGAGAAACAGTTCACGCAGGATGAGGACGGCTTTAAGACGGAAACCGATGTTACCGTGGCAGAAGTGCGTGCCTACCGGGAAGGCCGGCACGGCAGTGAGAAATGGGCCAACATGGCAACCTTCTCCACCGCCACCGACCTGTTTCGGTTCCGAGTGATCCCCGGCGTCACGGTCACAACGGATATGCGCATCGTCTGCGGCGGGCATACCTTCGAGATTACTTCGGTGGAGGATATCAAAGGCAGGGGGATGTATCTGGAAGTGCTGGCACAGGAGGTGAAAGCGGGTGGCTAAAGCGACATGGAGAATGCCGGAGGATTTCCTGATGAAGGTATCCCGTCTGGCGGATAAAACGGATGAGATCCTCCCGAAGGTGCTGGAGGCCGGCGCGGAGGTTGTGGAGGACAAGGTACGCTCCAACCTGCAGGCAGTCATCGGCAGCGGGACAAAGTACGAGTCCAGAAGCACTGGGGAGCTTCTCCGCTCCCTTGGCACATCTCCCGCCCTGCAGGATAAAAACGGGGATTTCAATGTGAAGGTGGGCTTTTCCGAACCGCGTTCAGACGGGGACAGCAATGCCAAGATCGCCACCATTCTGGAATACGGAAAAAGCGGCCAGCCCGCGAAGCCTTTCCTGAAGCCAGCCCGTTCCTCATCCAGGAACGCCTGTATCAGCGCCATGAAAGCGAAACTGGATGAGGAGGTGGAGAAGATTTGAGCCTGTTGTCGGAAATCAAGACCGTAGTTACCGGCTGCGGCCTGCCAGTGGAGACGGGCGTGTTCTCCGATGCGCCGCCGGAGGAATATGTGGTAATCACGCCCCTGGCGGACACTTACGAACTCCACGCGGATAACCTCCCGGAGTTTGAAACCCAGGAGGCGCGGCTCTCCCTGTTTACCAAAGGGAACTATCTGATGCGGAAGGGGCAGCTTTCAAATGCGCTCCTTGCCGCTGATTTTGTGATTACGGACAGGCGGTACATCGGCCATGAGGACGATACCGGCTACCACCACTATGCCATTGATGTGGCAAAACTGTATGGATTGGAGGAATGAACTATGGCTACCATTGGCCTTGATAAACTTTTCTACTCGAAGATTACCGAGGGTGAAAACGGCGATGAGACCTATGCCGCCCCGGTAGCTTTGGCAAAAGCCATGACCGCCGAGCTTTCCGTGGAACTGGCGGAAGCTACGCTGTACGCGGACGATGGCGCGGCGGAGGTCGTGAAGGAGTTCCAGAGCGGGACGCTGACGCTGGGTGTGGACGATATTGGAAAAAGCGTGGCGGAAGACCTGACCGGGGCGGTGATTGATGAAAACGGCGTCCTGATCTCCGCATCGGAGGACGGCGGCGCTCCGGTTGCCATCGGCTTCCGGGCCAAGAAAGCAAACGGCAAGTACCGCTATTTCTGGCTGTACCGTGTGATTTTCGGTATCCCCGCCACTAACCTGACCACCAAAGGCGAGAGCATCGAGTTTTCCACCCCGTCTATCGAGGGCACCGTGACCCGCCGCAATAAGGTGGACGGCCAGGGCAAACACCCTTGGAAAGCGGAGGTGTCCGAGGACGACGCTGGTGTATCCCCCACAGTCATTACGGGCTGGTACGATGAGGTCTATGAGCCGTCCTACGCAGATCAGACATCGGGCGCAGGCGGCGAAGGTTAAGGAGGGTTTGAAGTATGGATGAAAGAACAGCTACCGTCAATATCGGCGGGCAGGAATATGAAATGCTCCTGACCACCAGGGCGACCAAGGCCATCGCCGGACGCTACGGCGGGCTGGAGAACCTGGGCGAGAAGCTGATGAAAGCGGAAAATTTTGAGATGGCTCTGGACGAGATTGTGTGGCTGATTACCCTTCTGTGCAACCAGCCCATCCTCGTCCACAACCTGAAACACCCGGAAGACAAAAAGCCGGAGCTGACCGCCGAGGAGGTTGAGCTTCTCACCTCCCCGATGGAACTGACGGACTATAAGGACGCCATCATGGAGGCCATGTACCGGGGGACGAAACGGAATATCGAAAGTGAGCCGGAGGGAAAAAACACGGCGGCCGGGTAAGCGATGAAGAATTGTTTACCCGGCTTTTGTATTACGGGACGGCGCAGCTTCATCTGTCCCTGGATGAAACGATGCTCCTCCCATTCGGCCTGCTCATGGACCTGTGGGAATGCCACAGGCAGTTTTTGGGGCTTGCGAAGCCGAAACGGGAATTGACGATTGACGATGTCATTCCCTATGGAATTTAACGAGGAAGGAGGTGCGGCCCGTGGCGGACAATTTTGGCCTGAAAATCGGCATTGAGGGCGAAAAGGAATTTAAAAAGGCTTTGTCGGAGATCAACCAGTCCTTTAAGGTGCTTGGCTCCGAGATGAAGCTGGTTTCCTCGCAGTTCGATGCCAACGATAAATCCATCCAGGCACTTTCCGCAAGGAATACCGTTCTGAATAAGGAAATCGACGCCCAGCGCCAGAAGATCGAAACGCTGCGGGCCGCCCTCCAGAACGCCTCCGATTCCTTTGGGGAGAACGACCGCCGGACACAGAACTGGCAGATCCAGCTTAACAACGCCGAAGCCGCCTTAAACGGCATGGAACGGGAACTTTCCGCTAATGAGCGGGCCATTGAGTCCCTCTCCCGGCAAGAGACGGAGGCGGCGGATGCCACAGAGCGGCTCTCCCAGGAGATTTCCCGTCAGGAAGAGGAACTGGCCGGGATGAAACGCGCCTATTCCAATGCGGTTCTGGAGTACGGGAAAGGCTCCGGCGAGGCAAAGGAACTGGAAGGACGCATCTCCCAGCTTTCCGGGGAGCTTCGGGAAAACCGGGAGCGGATGAAGGACGCCGGGGATGTGGCGGAGGATCTTGGCGATTCGCTGGAGGATGCCTCCGAAGGGGCGGATAAATTAGGCTCCGGCCTTTCGGTAGCCACGGTGGCGATGGGCAACCTCATCTCCTCCGGCATCCAGGCGGCATTAAACGGCATCAAGGAGCTTGGCAGCGCCATCTGGAACCTGGACGAAGCCACGGAGGAATACCGGGTAGCCCAGGGCAAGCTGACCACCGCCTTTGAAGCGGCCGGCTACAGCGGCGAGGCGGCGCAGAAATCTTACAACGAGTTTTACAAGATCCTTGGCGATACGGACACGGCAACGGAAGCATCACAGCTGTTGGCGCAGCTTGCCCAAAACGAGCAGGACATCACCAAGTGGACGAACATTGCCGCAGGCGTTTACGGCACCTTTGGCGACGCCCTTCCCATCGAGGGCATGATCGAGTCCGCCAACGAGACCGCCAAAGTGGGCGAGGTCACCGGCTCCCTGGCGGACGCCTTAAACTGGGTGGGCATCAGCGAGGATGCCTTCAATGAAAAACTGGCGGCTTGTTCCAGTGAAAGCGAAAGAAACCGCCTGATCATGGAGACTCTTTCCGGGGCCTATGACGAGGCGAGCGGCGCGTTTTACCGCAACAACGAGGCGCTGGTGGCTTCCAGAGAAGGACAGGCGCAGCTTGACGAGACCCTGGCGGGGCTTGGGGAGACCATTTCCAATGTGAAGAACAGCCTCCGGGCAGAGTTCCTCCCGGCAATTTCGGAAGTCATCTCCGCCTTTACCGACATGGTCAACGGCGTGGACGGGGCGGATGAAGCCTTTGCCGGGGCCATTACGGGGCTGGTGAACACGGCGGTTTCCATGCTGCCGCAGTTTGTAAACACCGGGATGCAGATGCTGACCTCGCTGCTTTCCGGCATCATCCAGAGTCTTCCGGCTGTGATGGAAGGCGCGACGCAGATCATCGTCACGCTGGCCCAGGGCATTGCGGCGGCGGTTCCCACGCTGATTCCGCAGATTGTCCTTGTGGTTACCCAGATCGTACAGACCCTGATCGAAAACCTGCCGATGATTCTGGACGCGGCGCTGCAGCTTATCATGGGGCTGGCCCAGGGGCTGCTGAATGCCATCCCGGTCCTGATTGCGGCCCTGCCCGCCATCATTACGGCGATTGTGGAGTTTATCGTGGGGGCAATCCCACAGATCATCAACGCCGGGATACAGCTATTGACCTCGCTGGTCTCCGCACTGCCGGAGATTATCACGGCCATTGTGGCGGCAATCCCGCAGATCATTGACGGGCTGGTGACCGCCATCCTCGGCAGTATCCCCCAGATCATTGACGCGGGCGTGAACCTGCTGATTTCCCTGATCCAGAACCTGCCGACCATCATTACCACCATTGTGGGGGCGATCCCGCAGATTATTTCCTCGCTGGTAAATGCCATCTTAAACAGCATCCCGCAGATCATCCAGGCAGGCGTGCAGCTATTTGTGTCGCTGATCCAGAACCTGCCCACCATCATCGTGGAGATCGTAAAGGCGGTGCCGCAGATTATTGCGGGGATTGTGAATGCCTTTACCTCGTCGATAGGCCAGATTGTCAACATCGGCAAGAACATCGTGCAGGGGCTGTGGCAGGGTATCCAGAGCCTTGCCGGATGGATCTGGGACAAAGTCTCCGGCTGGATTTCCGGCATCTGGGACGGGATCTGCAGCTTCTTTGGCATCAACTCGCCCTCGAAGGAAATGGCCTGGGTGGGCGAGATGCTGGGCAGGGGTCTTGCCGGCGGTATTGAGGACAGCGCTGGTGAAGCGGTCAGCGCCGCAGAGGATTTGAACAACGGCATCCTGGGCGTGATGAACGGCCTGGCGGCGGATATGCAGTCCGCAGTCCCGTCAAACTTTGCCTTTGACACAGCCGGGACGATGGGTTCCGTGGCCGGCGGCATGGGCGGAACGGACGGCTCCTCTTTTGGAACCCTCATTACCATCCAACAGATGATCGTCCGCAGCGAGGACGACATCCGCAGGATTTCCCAGGAACTATACAACCTGATCCAGACCGGCTCCCGCGCCCAAGGACGGTTCAGCACTGCTTAGGGTTCCCACAAAGCCGTATGGCTTTGTGGGAAGAGGACGAGCAACGGAATGAATGAGCTTTTCACGCTTGCGTGGAAACGAATGATATGGAGTTTGCGAGGACGAAAGGAGGTGGCTTTGTGGGCTTTTCCTATAACGATATCACATCCAAGAGCATGGGCTTAAAGGCAAGGCTGACCTCCTGGCAGGTCAGCGGGAGTCTGCGGAACTTTACTACAACGGTTCCCGGTAAATACGGCGTGACGGATTTCGGCGCGGATTTTGACTACCGGGAGATCGTGGTCTCCTGCAATATCTTCCCCAGGCACAGCTTTTCCGCCCTGGTTTCCACATTGGATGATATTGCCGCGTGGCTCGACCCGGTGGGCGGATTAAAGCAGCTCATCCTGGATGATGTGCCGGACCGGTACTTCATGGCAAGGCTGAGTGCAGCGGTGGAGTGCGAACGGCTGCTGCGTTCTTCCGGCAGCTTTGACCTGACCTTCTTCTGCCCGGACCCTTTCGGCTATGCCATCGAGGATGAGACCTTTTCCATCACGGAAGCGGGAAACAGCACGGTCACGCGGCTCATCGGGAACATGGAGTCCAACCCCATCTACCGCATTGAGGGCGTGATCACCTCCGGGGCAGGCAATTCCATCAGCATCACCACCAACGGGCAGGAATTAAAGATCGTCAATGCCACCCTTGCGGCCGGCGAGACGCTGGTGGTGGATACTGACCGGATGACCGCCTATGTGGAGGATGCGGACGGGATTATTTTGCGGAACGCCCTGCCGTATCTGGAAGAACTGAACTTCCCCACGCTTGCAGTGGGGAGCAACACGGTTTCCGTAACGGCGGCAAACGCCACGTTTACGGGGCTGGAAATCCAGGCAAGGAGCCGATGGAGGTGAGCGGTTATGGCACTGAAAACGATACTGAACAAGCAGACGGATTTTACCGGGGAGTTCCCGGAAGAATGGGCAAAGGGCGGCCTGTGGCGGTTCAATGAATCAGACCCAGATGAGGACGACTGCCTTTTGGATTCCTCCGGCATGGGGCGGGCGGCATACATTAATAACTGGAGTGGCACCAGCGCATCCCTTTCCGCAAACCGTCTGGGGAATTATATCCGGCTGAACATTGTGAACCCATCCTCCGAGCAGAACTATCTGAAGGTGACCAATGACGGCAGCATTTTCGCAAGCCTTGGGGCAAGGATCGTCTGCGGCGGCTGGATGAACCCCACCACCTATTCCGTGGGGAACACCTATTGCCCGATTTTTAATACCCGGTACGGGCCGGGGCAGCCGATCTTCTATCTATCCCTCATCCGGGGCAATCCGAGGATCATGCTCTACAATGATACCGGCTCTTTGATCCTGGACGAGTCGGTGGACCCGCCCTTTTCCCTGGTCAACGGCGGCTGGTACTTCATTGCCTGCCTGATCGAGCCGGACAACAAGACGGCGCAGTATGTGGTGGGCGACCGGGGCAGCGGCACGGTGTGGGCATCGGAAGTGCTTTCCTTTACCGGGGAGCTGAACCGCTCCTGCACGGCGGATTTGATTCTGGGGATGCACGCCGACTCCTACTGGTACGCCGGCGGTCTGGACGACTGGTTTCTGGACTGCGATACGAATCTCACAGCCGATGACCTGGTGGACTATTTCCGGTCTTCAGTTATAGCCAACGGCGGCGATACTTCCGGGGATGTGGATGGCATCACAGAGCCGGGAGCAGTCACGCTCCGGGCATCAAGCGGCGGTTACCCTTCGGAAGGTGTGCTGACCACAGCGGCGGCGGACTGTAACCTCTCCGGCACCGGGCGTGTGTCTGTGACCAGCGAGTATATCTCCGGCACCACGGCGGTTTCCCTGGTGGAGACCTCCACCAGCGATGACCTGGAGGAATGGAGCGATTGGGCGGCAGTCCCCGCTGACGGGCGGCTGGCGTCCCCCAACCGGGCGTATATCCGCTTCCGGGTAACGCTGACCACCACAGACACCTCCCGGACACCGAAGGTTATCGACATCCGGCTCTATGACATCCCGAAAGCGCCCTATGAGAAGATCGGCTATGCCCGTCCGGTGGTGCTGGACAGTAATGGGGCATGGGAGGCGGTGCTGGAAAACGCCTATGACATCATTGTGACCAGCGAGATCAACGGCGAGGACACCCTTTCCTTTAAGATCCCCTACCGGGACGGCAAACGGGGCTATATCGACAGTGAGAAGAAGATCCAGATCGTGGATGATGTGTATAAGGTACGGACAGTTACCGACACCAGGGACACAGACGGCAGCGCCGTCACAGAGGTGTACGCAGAGGCGGAGTTCTATGACCTGACCTTTTCTGTCCGCAAGGAGGAGCGCACCTTTGAAGCGGAGTACCCGGAAACGGCGATGGCATACGCCCTGGAGGGGACAGAATGGAGCGTCGGCACAGTGACGGTGCGGACACAGCGCACCTGGACCAGCACGGAGAAAAACGCCTTGTCTATCCTCCGAAATACCGCAGACCTCCACGGCGGCGACCTGGTCTTTGACTGCCCGAACCGGCTGGTACATCTGCTGACGGTCAACGGCAAGGACAGCGGCGCCCTTTTTGCCTACAAAAAGAACATGAAATCCATCCAGCGGGTAGTGGATACCAGGGAGCTTGTGACAAGGCTGTACGCCGTGGGCGCGGAAGGGATGACCTTCGCGGACATCAACGGCGGCAAGCCCTATGTGGAGGACTTTACTTATACCAGTGAAATCCGCATCTCCACCCTGGACTGCTCCTCCTTCACGAACCCCTACCAGATGAAGGAATACGCTGAGATGCGTCTGGCGCAGTACGCCAAGCCTACCATTTCCTATGTACTGAATGCGATGGATTTGTCGGTGCTGACGGGCTACGAGCATGAAGCCTGGGAACTGGGAGATTATGTCCGGGTAGAGGATAAAGAACTGGGACTTTCGGTCGCCACCAGGATTGTCCGCCGGGAATACAATCTGCAGGAGCCGTGGAACACGGTGCTGGAACTTTCCACTACGCTGAAGAACCTGGGCAGTTCCGCCAGCGAGTGGGACAACGCGGCGGACTCGCTGGAAGGCACCAGCATGGTATCCAACAATGACATCCGGGAGATGGTCCCCTTCAACCTGTTGCGGAACTCCCGCGCCGATGACGGGCTTGCCTATTGGGTCAGCTCCGGTTTTGAGGCAGACAGCGAAAACGGCGCGTCCGGCACGGCTTCCTTCAAAGCGGAGGGCGTGGCCGGTATGACAAAGAGCCTGTCTCAGACCGTTTATCCCGCCAACCGCTCCAGCTACACTCTGTCGGCGCAGATTGGCTCGGAAAATTTGGAAAAGTTAAGCGAGGATTCCCAGGTGGGCATTGAAGTGGTGATCGAGTATGAGGACGGCAGCACGGAAAGCCGGTTCATTGATTTGTATTAGGAGGTGTCTATGGCTTATTTATCTTCGACCTCCGCCCGGATTACGCCGGAAAACTATTCTTCCAGGGTCAAGTCCATCACAGTGCGGGTGTGCATAACGAACTGCACCGGGAGGCTTTATATCACGGACATCCTCATGCAGGCTGGGTCCGTGGTGACGGGATGGGTAGGCCATCCCTGCGAGATGAAGTGGACGCTGGATGGCTAAGATTGCTTTTATCCGGCTGGCGGAGGTTATCAACCGGAAACAGGATATGCGTGTTGTGAGCGTTACCGTGAAGCCTACCATTGCGGACTGCTCCGGCACGATCTATTTTACGGACCTGATGCTCCAGGAAGGCCCGGCACTGACGGGATACACGCCACATACCGAACCATTCCTTAAAAAGCTGCGTGTGGACGGCGAGGTTAAGGCCCCTGTCTGGTTCAACGGTGTGGTGCGGGGCGAGGAAACGGTCATCCTCTTTAACCTTGGGGAGACTTCCGCTGGGCTGGATGTGCATTTGTACCCCAAGTCCGACCTGGAAGCGGGGACGGTTTCCCTCTGCCAGGGCGTGGGCGGCCAGAAGGTATCCTTCCCCAACGCCGTCCCCGCCGAAGCGGACCTTGCTCTGCTTGCCAGCACACGGCAGTGTACGAAGAACGGCAGCCCGGAGAAAAAGGAGGGCTTTTACCAGTACAGCGCCGCCTGGGATTCCAAGCATAAGGTGACGCTCCCGGAAGGGAAAACGGCGCGGGTGCTGTTTGAGATGCAGGAAATGCAGGATGGAGGTGAGCCGATCTGATGGACACACTGAAAGGCAAACAGATCATGGTATGGACGTTCATGGGCAATGCCCGGATGTACGAAGCCCTCCGGGACTACGGCGACCGCATCAGCCAGATCGGGCTGTTCTCCTTTAAGGTGCGGGCCACCGGGGAGATTTACGAGAGCGGCGTGGCGATTTCGGATATGCTCACCTACATCAACAAATGGCCCCATATCAAGTGGCTGCTGACGGTGGCAAACGACGGGGCGAACAGCATCTTCCGCGCCCTGCGGGACAACACAAACGGGGCGCAGGAGATGTTCCTTTCGGAGATCATCCGCATCATGGAGAAGTATCCCTGGTGTGACGGCATCGACATTGACCTGGAACGAGGGGACGGCTATTCCACCCATGCCGCGTCAACCGCCATGTTCCAGAACATCTACAATACGGTAAAGAATTACGATGCCACGAAGCACATGAACATCTGCCTGCCGGGGATGACTTCCGTTAATGGCTCGGTGGGCGGCGAGAACTGGTGTGTCTACGGGGACCTCGATGCCTACTGTGACACGGCGTCTATTATGAGTTACGGCATGGCCTGGGCAGGTTCTGCTCCGGGGCCGGTCTCTCCGAGAAGCTGGCTGGAGGGCATTTACGATTACGCCACCCAGGTCATGGATCCGGATAAGATTTTCCTGGGAATGCCGGCCTACGGCTGGAACTGGCAGATTTACGATACGCCGGAGAACCTGGGCGAGACCTACCGGGGCGTTTCCAACACCTACTACGCCGCAAGGTACTGGATGACGGGAGCGTACAACTTCACAGGTGACGCGCCGCCCCAGCCTTTTATCCCCATCGTAGCCTATTGGGATGATTATGACAAGGTGCCCTACGCCTTTCCCCATGTCTACGATTACATGGAAGGAGCGGACGCAGTTTCCCGCGAGTACCCTCAGCTTGCGGACACATACAACCGCAGGCGCTACCTGACTGCCTACGGCAAGGAGCAGAAAACCGAGTTCGGAACTATTTTCATCGACCGGGACGCTGACGGCTACTCCAGCGCGTCCGGAATTGTCTCTATTGAAAACGGCATCGCAACCCTGGGCGATAACGGCACGGTGACCTACAGTTTTACGGTGAACGCAGCGGGAACCTACGATGTGGCGGTGCGGCTCTGCTATCCCTTCTGGGACAAGAACGGCATCTATGTGTCGCTGGACGGCAGCACCAAGCATTTCACGGAAAGCCGCCTGTGGTGGCCGTACTGGCGGAGTACCTTCTGGGCGTCCCTTGCCAGCAGCGTAACGCTCTCAGCCGGGACGCACACCATCACCATTTCGGTGGATGTCAAAGGCGTCCAGTTTTACGGCTTCCGCGTCTGCTCGGCTTTTTCCGAGGAACCTACCGCCGGGGAGGCCACTTTCGCCCTTGCGCCCAGGAGCTTTAAGGATGTGGACGGCAATATGGCTGTCCCTGACAAAGGCTTCAAGCTGACTTTGGAAATGCTCCGAAGGAAGTCGGATTCGGCGCTTGTATGGTATGAGGACTTCCAGGATTACGGCGTGCTGGAGACGGACTACTGGACGGTGCGCTCCGGCTCCTTTGAGGTGTGGCGGTCGGATGAATATTCGATGGAGCGCGTCTACTCCCAGCTTGAAGGGCATGGGGAGCTTGCCTGGAACTATGACGGCTTTTCGGAACTGCATCTGCGGGCCAGGCTGGCTTTCCCTGCAAACGGCAGCGGACGGGCCGGCGTGTTCTGCGGCAGCCTGTTCTGCTGTTTGAACTACGATACCCAGGCGGTGGAGCTATATAGCGGCTCCACGCTCCTTGGCAGCTATAGCCAGGAGATCGCAAGAACCGCATCGGCGGATCTGCGGGACAATCCATCCATGTACACGGTGGAGATGCGTATCCGAGGGAACCGGGTGCGGGTGTATTCCGGCTCTTCCTACACCCTGCGCTTCACGGCGACAGCCAGCGGCTTTTCCGGGGGCTACGCCGGGTACCGCTCGGACAACACCACGGTCTGCGAACTTCTGCGTCTGGGAGACGCCTGGACCTACGAGCCGTATGAACGGTTTGATGTTCAGATGCCGGACGGCAGCTCTAAAAGCTACGGCAGGATATCCCGCTCAAACTGCACCTGGGATGAGGAGTTCCAAGTGTTCACGCTGACCTCTGATGTGGAGGAATCCTCCACCCGGAGCGAGGACATCTCCCTGGATTATGATTTCTTTCACTCCGACCTGCTGGAGATTTCCTGTGGCGGGAACTACACGGCAAAGGTCATACCGAAGGACATCAACATCTGGATATCCCGGCTGTTTTTGGGCGATGCGGACGGGTTTTCCATCCTCTATTACCAGGACGTGGATTCCCTCATCTATTGGGCGAACCAGGCGGCGTACCGCTGGAAGCTCCGGGGGATGTGTATGTGGTCTTTGGGGCAGGAGGATATGCGGCTGTGGGAATGGCTGCCGAAGCAAACAGAATAACTTACGGGAACTGGCGACTGCCCTGCGGGGCGGCCGCTTTTTTCATACACAAAACCATTTCAAGAAACGGAGGTATCAACATGAAGGAACTTTGGAACACGGCGCAGGTGATCTTTGCGGCCATCGGCGGGTGGCTGGGCTATTTCCTGGGCGGCTGCGATGGGCTGCTCATCGCCCTGGTGGTATTCGTGGCGGTGGATTACGTCACAGGCGTGATGTGCGCCATCTCGGACAAGAAACTGTCCAGCGAGGTGGGCTTTAAGGGCATCTGCCGGAAGGTGCTGATCTTCCTGCTGGTTGGGATCGCCAACATCCTGGATGTGCAGGTGATTGGCACAGGCAGCGTCCTTCGCACGGCGGTCATCTTCTTTTACCTCTCCAACGAGGGTGTGAGCCTTTTGGAGAACGCGGCGCACCTGGGGCTTCCTGTGCCGGAGAAGATGAAGGACATCCTGGCACAGCTCCATGACCGGGCGGAAAACACAGAAAGTGAGGGAAAATAACTATGGCTTACACGAACAGTTCACTGGTATCTTACACGAAACTCAGCCCTAACCACTCCGGGCAGCGGACGCACTCTATTGACCGCATCACGCCCCACTGCGTGGTGGGGCAATGCTCGGTGGAGACGCTGGGCAATATCTTCTTGCCGACTTCCAGACAGGCAAGCTGTAACTACGGCATCGGCGTGGACGGTCGCGTGGGAATGTATGTGGAGGAGAAAAACCGCTCCTGGTGTTCTTCCTCCAGCGCCAACGACCAGCGGGCGGTCACCATCGAGTGCGCGTCCGATACCACAGAGCCGTATGCCTTTAAGGATGTGGTCTACCAGACGCTCATTAAGCTCTGCGTGGATATCTGCAAGCGCAACGGCAAGAAAAAGCTCCTCTGGCTGGGTGATAAGGATAAGACACTCAGTTATGAGCCGAAGTCTGATGAGATGGTGCTGACTGTCCATCGCTGGTTTGCCAACAAGTCCTGTCCGGGCAGTTGGATGTATGCCCGGATGGGTGATCTTGCCGCAAAGGTCACAGCACAGCTTGGCGGCGGGGCATCCGAGGGCACCGAGACTGAGTATCCTGAAAAGCTGACAGAGGGCTATTACCGTGTCCGTAAGGCATGGTCTGACAGTAAATCGCAGAAAGGCGCATACAAGATCCTCTCTAATGCCAAGAAGTGCGCTGATGCCAATCCGGGATATAGCGTGTTCGATAATAACGGTGTAAACATCTACACACCGAACACATCAACGAAGGCGGCACCGGATGTGCCGTTTACCGTCAAGGTCAGCATCTCCGATCTGAACATCCGCAAAGGGCCGGGGACGGACTATGCCAAAACCGGGAAGTTTACCGGCAAAGGCGTGTTTACCATCGTGGAGGTCCAGTCCGGCCAGGGGGCCTCTGCTGGCTGGGGACGGCTGAAGTCCGGCGCTGGCTGGATTTCTCTGGACTATGCAGTAAAAACCGAATAAGGAAACAAGAAAACCCGTGTGCAATCGGCTCTCTATGGTCGGCTGCGCACGGGTCTTTTTTTATCCGCTGAAATCCCCGGCTTCTGTCCTTTCAGAGGTAGAAAGTTACAGATTGGAGGGACAGCGGTGACGAATGAACAGAGAATGATCGTATCCGCTCTCCGGGCGCAGGGCATGGGCTACGGCGCAATCGCCCGGAAAGTCGGGATCTCAGAAAATACAGTAAAATCCTTCTGCCGCAGGAACGCACAGAAAGAGGATAAGCCGGTCACTGGAGCGGACGAGCATCAGTGCCTTTGCTGCGGAACGCCTGTGGCACAGAACGCCGGCCGGAAGGAAAAGAAGTTCTGCTCTGACAAGTGCAGGAACAAATGGTGGAACGCCCATCTGGATAAGGTTGACCGCAGGGTGATTCGGGAGGTCACCTGCGCCGGATGCGGTAAGACTTTTTCGGTTTATGGACAGGCGGCGAGGAAGTACTGCAGTCATGTGTGCTACATCCGGCACCGGTTCGGAGGCAGCGCGGATGAGTAAGGAGCAGATGAGACAGGAAAAGCTCTACCAAGTGACCATGAGCATGGTCAGAAAGATGCTTGCGGAGGGGCTTATCACCGAGGAAGAGTACCGTCAGATTGATACAATGTTCCTGGAAAAATACCACCCTCTTTTCGGCACATTATTCTCCGAAATCTGTTGACTTTACAGCCTTTTAGAGTGATGTATGGTAGCGGAAAGGAGCGTGATTTCATGCCGAATTTAAGAAAAATCGAAGCGGCTGTACCCGCCATCCGGGAAAAGAAGAAGGTAGCCGCTTACGCCAGAGTGTCCATGCAGTCGGAACGGATGCTCCACTCCCTTTCCGCACAGGTGAGCTACTACAGCGGGCTGATCCAGAAGAACCCAGACTGGGAGTATGCCGGGGTCTATGCAGATGATTTTATTTCCGGTACCAACACGGTAAAGCGCGATGAGTTCAAACGGATGCTTGCCGACTGCGAGGCAGGCAAGATAGACATCATCCTGACAAAGAGCATTTCACGGTTTGCCAGGAATACGGTGGATCTTCTGGAAACGGTGCGGCGTTTGAAAGACTTAGGCGTTGAGGTGCGGTTCGAGAAGGAACGTATCCGCTCTATGGACGGGGACGGCGAACTGATGCTGACCATCCTGGCGTCCTTTGCCCAGGAGGAAAGCCGCAGCATTTCCGACAATGTGAAATGGGGCATCCGAAAGCGGATGCAGAACGGCATCCCCAACGGCCACTTCCGCATCTACGGTTATCGATGGGAGGGTGACGAACTGGTCATCGTGCCGGAGGAAGCGGAAATTGTAAAGCGGATATTCCAGAACTTCCTGGACGGGAAATCCCGGTTGGAAACTGAGCGGGAGCTTGCTGCCGAGGGCATCACAACCAGGGACGGCTGCCGCTGGGTGGATTCCAACATCAAGGTGGTACTGACCAATGTGACCTACACGGGAAACCTTCTCCTGCAAAAGGAGTTTATCTCCGACCCTATCTCCAAGCAGCGGAAAAAGAACCGAGGGGAACTTCCCCAGTACTATGTGGAGGACACCCATCCTGCCATTATCGACAAGGCCACTTTTGACTTTGTGCAGGAGGAGATGGCAAGGCGCAGGGAACTTGGCGCACTGGCAAATAAGAGTCTGAACACATCCTGCTTTACAGGAAAAATCAAATGCCCATACTGCGGTCAGAGCTATATGCACAACAAGCGGACAGACCGTGGCGATATGGAGTTCTGGAACTGTGGCAGTAAGAAGAAAAAGAAGAAAGGAACCGGCTGTCCTGTGGGCGGCACCATCAACCACAAAAACATGGTTAAAGTCTGTACGGAAGTTCTGGGGCTTGATGAATTTGATGAAGGCATCTTTTTGGAAAAGGTGGACCATATCGATGTGCCAGAACGCTATACGCTGGAGTTTCACATGGCGGACGGCAATGTGGTAACAAAGGACTGCCTGAACACGGGGCATCGGGACTGCTGGACACCGGAGCGGCGTGCTGAAGTGTCCATGAAACGGCGCAAGAACGGCACGAATCCCATCGGTGCATCCTGCTTCACGGGGAAGATAAAGTGCGTATCCTGCGGCTGTAATTTCCGCAAGGCAACACGGAACTGCAAAGATGGCAGCAAGGTCAGCCACTGGCGGTGCGCAGAGCATAACGGTTGCGATTCCCCCAGCCTGCGGGAGGATTTGCTGGAACAGATGGCCGCAGAGGTACTTGGGCTGGATGCGTTTGACGCCGCCGCTTTTCGTGAGAAGATCGACCGAGTTGAGGTGCTTTCCTCTTCAGAACTCCGCTTCTGTTTTAAGGATGGCAGAACCGTAAGCCGCAACTGGCAGCCGCCGGAACGTGTGGGGCGGCCTTGGACTGAGGAGCAGAGGGCAAAATTTAAGGAATCCATTAAGGGCGCCTATACGCCAGAGCGGCGCCGGCAGATGAGCGAACACATGAAGCAATTACGGAAGGAGCGTGGAGACAAATGGCGCAGAGAAAAGTAACGGCGATCCCGGCGACCATCACCAAATATACTGCCGTTCCTATTGGCAGCAAGCGGAAACGCCGTGTCGCCGGTTATGCCCGCGTCTCCACCGACCACGAAGACCAGGTCACCAGCTACGAAGCGCAGGTGGACTATTACACGAATTACATCAAGGGGCGGGACGATTGGGAGTTTGTTGCTATCTACACGGACGAAGGGATTTCTGCGACCAATACCAAGCGGCGCGAGGGCTTCAAGGCGATGGTGGCGGATGCCCTTGCCGGGAAGATTGACCTCATAGTAACAAAAAGTGTCAGCCGGTTTGCCAGAAATACAGTGGACAGCCTGACCACCGTGCGGACGCTGAAGGAAAAGGGTGTGGAAATCTACTTTGAGAAGGAAAACATCTGGACGCTGGATGCCAAGGGAGAACTGCTCATCACAATCATGTCCAGCCTTGCCCAGGAGGAGAGCCGGAGCATTTCGGAGAACACCACCTGGGGTCAGCGGAAGCGGTTCGCCGATGGCAAGGCAAGCGTGGCTTACAAGCGGTTCCTGGGGTACGACCGGGGTCCCAACGGCGGCTTTGTGGTCAATCAGGAACAGGCAAAGACCGTCAAGCTGATTTACAAGTTATTTCTGGATGGCCTGACCTGCCACGCCATCGCAAAGGAGCTGACGGAGCGGAAACTGCCGACTCCGGGCGGCAAGGCAGTCTGGAGCCAAAGCACCGTCCGCAGCATCCTTACTAATGAAAAGTACAAAGGCGATGCGCTCCTGCAGAAGGAGTTCACGGTGGACTTCCTCCAGAAGAAAACAAAAAAGAACGAGGGCGAGATCCCGCAGTACTATGTGGAGGGCAACCACGAAGCCATCATCGATCCTGCCACCTTCGACTATGTCCAGGCGGAGATGGCGCGGCGGATGAAGGATAAGCACCGCTACAGCGGCGTGAGTATGTTTTCCTCCAAGATCAAATGCGGCGAATGCGGATGTTGGTACGGCTCAAAGGTATGGCACTCCACAGATAAATACCGCCGGGTCATCTACCAGTGCAATCACAAGTACAAAGGCGGAAAGCCCTGCAGTACGCCCCATGTCACGGAAGATCAGGTCAAGGACGTATTTGTCCGAGCAGTCAACATCCTGCTCTCCGAGAAGGAAGAATTATCTGTCAATGTGCAGATGGTCATCGCCATGCTGTGCGACAGTGCAGAACTGGAAAAGCGACAGACAGAACTGAAGGAAGAACTGGAGGTTGTGGTTGGACTGGTGGAGCGGTGCGTGACGGAGAACGCCCGTGTTGCCCTCGACCAGGACGAGTATACGCAGCGTTACAATGGTCTGGTCAGCAGATATGAAGCGGTCAAGGCACAGTTTGATGAGGTCACCCAGGCGGTCGCCGACAAAGCTGACCGCAAAAAGTTGCTGGAGCAGTTCCTCCACACAGTTGAGGGTCAAGCGCCAGTCACGGAGTTTGATGAACGGCTGTGGTCGAGTTTGGTGGATTTCGTAACGGTGTACAGCGAGAAGGGCATCCGAGTGACCTTTAAGGATGGGACGGAGATACAGGTTTAAAGGTTGTTGACGTCTACGCTACCTGAAGGAACACCGGCCCGGCCTTTACAGCAACTTGATTTTGAACGAAAAGCTGTACCCGCACCTGTTGGAGATTGACCGGGCGGCGCGTGAACGGATGGACGCCATGTTGCCCCGCATGATGGAGGCGGCAGGCGTCACCGAGGAACTGAAAGCCTGTGACCCCATGCGCTGGGTGGGGCTGATGAACACGCTGAAAGCGCAGGCGGAGGAAGTTATATTAGCTGAACTTATTTTGGATTAA